TGGTTGGCCAACTGTTGGGCCTGAGCCAAGCCCAATGCCTGCTGATAGCCCTGATTGCGCAGGTTGGCCAGCATGGAGCCAGCTTGCTTGCTGTACTCGCCGGAGGTCAGTGCTTGGGCCACGCCGTGGCGTGAGCCGCCAAAGGCCTTAGACGTCATGGCCTGCTGGCCGGTCTGCTGCACCGCACGCTGACGCGCTTGCTCCAAGTCGTTGAGAGAGGTGTTGACGACCTGTTGCTCAAACGGGTTAAAGTATTGCTGGGTCAGTGCGGCGTCTGGACGGATGGCCGTTGGCGAGTAGCCAGCGACAGCGCCAGTAAGTTCACCGGCCATGCCGAGCTGCTGCCGACCGACGCCCTGACCTGCGGCGATGGCTTGCGCCTCGCCCTGCTGGTACAAAGGGTCAAAGCCAGCGAACTGCTGCGCACCCATGTTGTTGGCGACTTGGCGTGCGTAGTCCACGTTGCCAAGGTACGAGGCCTTGACCTGCGGATCGACCTGAGTCGATGTCGTGCTGACGCTGGGTTCGTTTCCACCTTTGCTCATCTTGTGTACCTCTTTAAATTGTTCCGGCTGGCATATCGCCGTATTGCTCGCCGCCATATCCGGCAGTTCCATACGTGTCGGCCATACCGCCTTGATTGCCATTGGACCAATCGCCGCCGCTGTTCCAAGTCACGTCGTAACCAGTAAAGTATCCGGGGGCCATGGGTGAGCCGAAATTGTCAGCAGCTAAATTTGAACGGTCGTAGTTCCCATAGTTATCACCACCACCACCGGCGACGTAGTCCATCAAGCCAACAGGGGTGGGGTCTGCCATCCGCTGGTAGTTCTGCGTGCGCTGCGATGCGATGTTGGGCAGCAAGCCAAACTGGGTCTGGTAGTCGGTGCCAGCGCCAAGCAATCCGGGCGTCTGGGCCATCATCATGGGACGGTTCAGAATCTGCATCGCCGCACCGACCGTGGGGTCGTAGATGGCGTCTGGGTTGATGCTCATCTGCGGGAGCTGGTTTGGAGCCTGCACCATGTTCAACTGCGGAGCTTGGTAGCCGTAGCCTCCAAAGGCAGGCGCAGCAGCAGCCAAATCTGGGTTTTGATACGCGTTGTACGCGTCCACAAAACTGTTGAAATTCATGCGGTTTTCTTCGTCCATCACAGCTCCTTTGAGAGCACAAACCAGTTTGGCCTGTAGCCCTCGTCCTTCAAAAATGTACGCTCCCAGCCCTTTCGGCCTGCCAGCGATACCCGTGTACATCCAAGCTCTTTGCCCCACGACTCAATGATGGGTCGCATTGCCTTGAGTTCGTCTAGGTTGCCACCGGCAAGGAAGTAGTGCAAATCCTTGAGCTGTGGGTAAACAACGATCTCCGTCACGACCACCGCGTTGTTACTGGGCCAAATCTGAAACCTGTCAGACAGAACCGCAGCCGCGATGTCGTTGAAATTGTGTGTTCCTCCAGCGTATTCTAAAGCGTCCTCGATCCAGCGGCGGCACCGATTCAGCTCATAAAACGCATCAATCACCGACGACCCCCAGCCACCGCATCAATCCGCATGATGCCCACACGCCAGCTTGATGGCTGGACCTGCTCAATCTTCATCTTGATCTGCCGAGCCGTAAACCGGACCGACGTCGGGTTGGCCATGCTGTACGGGCCGTAATCGTATTCCGTGGCGTTGGGGTAAAACTTGGTGGCAAAGCTGACACGAACATCGCCCTGCGTCAGCTCATCTGGGATCAGCTCCTTGACCGCCATGATGTTGTCGCCGTTGCCGATCTGCACCGGGCCTGACTCGGCAAAAAGCACAGAAGAGTCGTGCGATGTGCCGACTTCGTGCTCGTACAGGTAGCCGTCAGTGCCGACCATGAGTGGCTGCTGGAAGACGTTGCGGTCTGTGCCAGCCGTGCGAGCAATCTTGCCAATGGCCCAGTGGTTCTCGCGGTAGTTGAACGTGACATATGAGTCGTTCTCGTTTGACGACTCGCTGGGGTAGAACCACCACACCTCGCCAAAGGCGCTGTTGTGGACCGCGTAGACCTTGGCGATCTCGGTGATGTTGATGTCGCGGAACACGTAGTCGGCCACGTCGCACGGCAGTGGCCGGACGTAGCCGTCGTAGATGAAGAAGCCCGAGCGGCTCATCCAAACGGCCATGCTGTCCGTGACGGCCACACCCTGTGGAGAGATCAGTCCGCAGCCGGAGCCGACCTTCTCAAAGCCGTACACAAACGGCTGGCCGACGTACTGCGCGGTGTGCAGGTCCACGTTGGTCCACAGCAGGTTGTTGCCACGGAAACGCTTACCAGCCATGAGCTGGCCGACGGTGTTGAGTTCGTAGTCACCGGCTTGGTTCAGTGTCGTGGGCGTCCATACCGTGTTGTCCTCTTGGTCGGACCACGCCACCTTGCGCACGTTTCCACCGGCGCCAAGGGCGAACAGGAAACGCTCGCCGGTGACCATGATGGCGGCGCAGTCATCTGGGGAATTGGCGACTTGAGCCGCAACCGTTGGGGTTGAAAACCCGAGCTGCCACTCGTAAATCTTTCCGTCGCCGTTGGCGCAGGCGACCAGATACTCGCCCCAAGTGTCCATGCTCCACGTCATCGGCGGCGCATAGTTTTGGTTGTCAAGTCGGCGCGTGCCGTACAGGCCGGTGCCGTACAGTCCACCGCCGTAGCCTTGGTTGACTGCTGCGTCTTCTGTTCCAACCGTGAATCCGGCTGGGGTGATGTCCTTCAGCGTACCAGCGGCACCAGCCACGTACAGCTTGGTGTTGGAGCCAACAGCGATCCAGCGGTCTGCCGCGTTGTCTCTCCAAGTGATGAGGCCACGGGACTTGCCATTGGCCGCGTTGGTGGAGAACCGACGCCAGCCGCCGACAGGCCGCATTGTCCCCTCAAACCATCGCACAAGGTTTGCGTCAAACCACCGGCCAGCAGACTGTAGTTCTGTGCCGTTGCGGTAGACGCCGGGTGGGAGTTGGAGTGGGATCAGGGCCATGGCTGTATTGTTCCAGAATCAGGGTGGCGTGGGGATCACATCCGGTAAGGGTGCGACATAGTTCACGGCCATCACCGCCGACGGGATGCCGGGATGTGCGCCAGCCGCCGCCGTGGCCTCCATGGTCACGTTGGTGCTGTCTGCGGCCCACTCCAGCTCAATGTAATCATCCTTCTGCATGTCGATGTTGAAGTTCCAGCTTACGTTGAGGTGGACGTTGGAGCCGGACAGCGTGTACTGGTGCGTGCTGTACCCGATGTCGGTGCCATTGCGCACGATCCACAGGTACACCTGCTTGGCCGAGCCGGAGCCAGACACCAACTGCCCAGAAAACTGGAAGTTGTAGATGCCGGAAACTCTGACGTAGATGCGGCTCTCGGTCCCAGCGTTGACCTCCACACCGTTGTTCAGATACTCGATGGGGAACTCCACGGCAGTGGCCGTGTTGGTCGCCGCCAAGGTCTGGTCACTGGTGCTAAAAAACAAACCGTTTGGACTGTCAATGTACTGCCCACCGTTGGGTCCAAGCAGGTTTGAAAGGACGCTTTGCAGCTTCAAAAAGAAGTTCCGCAAAGACGAGTTGTGCTGGTCCTGCGTGGTGTGGTTGTACGACTGGTCCGGCAGGGGCAGCGATGGTGCCCGTGGCGTCTCCAGCGTCTGCGCCTTGTTTGCCATTTATGCCACCAGACCGGGAAGGTAGACGGTCTTGCCGTCCTTCTTGGTGGCAGTCATGACCTGCTTCTTCAGGTTGTCCGGGTCGTAGCTCACATGCACCCAGCCGGAGTCGGGGATGCCGGGTGTGTAGAACTCCAAGATCAACTGGGTGAACTCAAGGTTGTCCTTGACCCACTGGGCCAAATCAGCGTTGGCCACGCCGGGGATTTCGAGGTCTGCAGCCATGCCACGGCAGTGATCCGAGGTGCGTGATCCGCCGACCTTGGCGTTGACGTCAGGGTGACGGAAGCCGCTGTTGATGTGGACGCCCTTCTGGAAGTGGTCTCGGATTGGCTGGAGTATTTTCCCGGCCAGCTCGGTCAGGTTGCCAATCTCGGCAGGGCCGGGGTTGTTTTCCATGTCATGGCGAGCAGCGGTCTCGGACTTGGTCAGCTCGTGCAGCGAAAAGTTCTGGGTCAGTTGGGTCATGTTCAAACTCCGTCAGGGGTTTCAGGTTTGGCGTCAGGCTTTTTGGGCTTGCCGTTGTCGGTGTTCAAAGCCAACAAGGTTCCAAGTGAGCCAGTGATGAACGTGGCAATAGGGAACAGCAGCTCAAAGAAGCGTGCGTCGTTGGGGGCCATCTGACCCATCGGCTGGGTTACGAACACCAGCGAGTACAGCACCGTGCCGACGATGCCCATCAAGGTCATGGTCATGCCGATGCCGATACAAAATTTCAGCTTCTCATCAAGGCTTGCAGGTTGGTTCATTTAGGCTGTCCTAAAAGGTCTTTGGTACAAGTGCCATCTGCTTCGCAGGCTGGCGGCTCACATTTCGGTTGTCCGAAATTCTTGGGGTTCTGGCATTCATACCGGAATCGGTCTTCGCAACCAGCAAGGGCCAACAAGGCCACAAGTGTCATGATGATCTTCATACGTCCCTCGCCATCCAAATTGCCCAACCGATGATGAGGCCCAAGCCTCCCAACAGCACGATGACCAAGATGATCATACCGATGTCTTTGATTCGTCCGATCAGGCGTTGACGATCAAGCACTTTCTGGCGCTTGTCCGCTTCACGTTTTTTCTTGACCCTCACTTGGAACGCCAACCAGTCGTCCCACATGCCACCGCGACCAGCGTAGATCATCATCTGTTTAAGTTCTTCCTCTTGCTGCTTGAGCTTTTCAAGCGCCATGAACTCTTCAAGATCACTACCCCTTGATCCACCCTTTTCGTTGGCCTTTTTCTGGAGCTCTGCCTTGCAGTCAAAGTATTTGAACAGCGCATCGCCAGCCGCCATGAGGTCGCCCGAGTGGGCCACAGCCTCTTTGATGACGGCAAACGCCTGATTTGCGATCATCAACTCAGCCAACATGCTGCGCCCTCCACTGTCTAAAAGCAACCTTATCCATGTCGATGTAGTTCTTGCCGGGGTTGTCGATACCCTGCTCCTTGCAAAACTGCTTCATCAAGCCACGGGTCACGCCGCACGCCTTGCCCAACTTAACAGCGAACAAACTCTTGCCTGTTTCTGGGTCTTTTTCTGTGTGGCGCTGCAAACTTACGGCACGTCCGCCCATTTTCGCAAGTTCCAACAGCTGTCCGGATTCGACCATCATGCGCCCAAGCTTCGGCCCATTTATTTTGCCGCCAAGCGAGGCTCCAATTTTCTGGATGTGTTGCATGTGCCCGGAATCTGCATTGCGCTTGCCTTGCACTGCCGCCATTCTGGACATCAGGCCCGGTATCTGGGCAGCGGCTTTGCCGCCGGCGCGAGAGTATTCAACCCGTTTTTCTGGAGTCACCCCGCAAAACGCCGAGTTCCCTGTAGTCTCACGAGCACGATTTGCCCATGCTGTATTACTGCGCACGAAGTAGTCTGGGTTCTTAGCCTCAAAAGCGTCTAACCACTGCTGCGCTTGGGCCTCGTCTTCTGCCCAAAACTTTTCAACGATCTCAATGTTTTTTCGGCCATACCCGCCGTGCTTTGTGCAATGCGCCACCCAGTACTGCCCAGAGCCGCAATAGCTTCTGGTTGTGAGGTTGTAGGTCTGCCCTACGTAACACATGCCCGTGGTCATGTTCCGCATTACATAGTACCAACGAGCACGCCAGTCGTTCATGGCTCAGTCCTTCTTGATCACGGCTTGCCAAGCGGTGAAGAGGGTTGTTGTGTCAAGGGCGTGGCCGTCAGCCTTTGCCGCCAGCTCTGAATATTCGCGAGTGCACTGCTCGAATACGACACTGAGGGTGCTGGCGTAAGCGGAAAGGGAGGTGTGGGAAGAGTCGGCGAAGGTGGTACGACTGGCAGCGAGGTCGTCGCGCAGCCCGTCACGCTCAACACGAGCAGAATCAGCAGCGGCAGCATTGGACTTCGCTTGAGCTTGGGCTTTTGCAATTGCATCATCTTTTTCCCTTTGCATCCGTGTCGTTTCTTCAAGTGCCTTCTGCGTGGCCACCTGAACGGCCTGCGTGTGCTCCAGCACCATCTCGTCAATCTTCCCGTTCAATCTCCAACCATTGGCCGTCCAGCCAGTGAGAAGCCCCACAGCCAGCGCACCTGCTGCAATGTAGGGCGTAGGGAAGATCATCGTGGGTACAACAGCACGTCGTCAGAGGTGCCAACGACTGGGTCAATGCGGCCATGAACCAGATCGGTAATCATGTCGTTGTCGGCCAGCTTGCCAGTCAACGAGTTGTTGCTGGAGTTGATCGCCATCTCTGCGTTCTTGGTGATGCTGTAGAACTGCGTGATGCTTGGGATGATGAGCGAAGCCCAAGGCAGCAACGCCTCGGCGGTACTCTTGGGTGCGGCAATGGCTTGCTGGGCCTGCTTGGCACCGCCAGCGGCCTTCATGGCGAAGTGCATGAGCGCCATACCCTTGGCCTGTGCATCACCGCTTGCGGCCATCTGAGCAATGGCAGTGTCGGCGCGGAGTTCTTGCTCTGCCTGTCGTGATTCACGCGCAGCGATGGCAGCGTAATACGCGTCTTGGTTTGTAGCGCAAGCCGTCAAGGTCAGTGCCACAGCAGTGGCCAGAATCAATCGTTTCATTTGCTTCTCCTGTTGAAAAATTAAGCGATGCGGTAGCGCAAAACAATGATGCCGGAGCCGCCACCGGCAGCGTTTTGAGGCCCGTTGGAAGTTCCACCACCACCACCACCGCCTGTATTTGCCGTACCAGCAGTTGCCGTGCCGCCAGTTCCAAATGCGCCACGACCACCGCCACCCGATCCACCGGAGGAATGTGCGTCAATGACCGATCCACCACCACCGCCGCCAGCGTAGGATTGCGCAGACCCGGTCTGGATGGAGTTGGAGATACCAGCGCCGCCGGTTCCAGAGCCGCTGGTGGATGAGGCTGTTGTGCCAACTGCACCAGCACCACCACCGCCGCCGCCTTGACGGGCCGAGTTGCCCTCCGAACGAATACCAGCACCGCCAGCATTGCCTTGGCCTCCAGTGCCAGAGCCGCCACTGATAACTGCTGCAGTGGTTCCCGGAGCGTTTGATGTACCGCCACCACCGCCAGAGCCGCCAGAGCTACCGGCAGAGAAGCCGCCGCCGCCACCACCACCGCCAGTGGCACTCAATCCAAATATGGAAGAGTCGCCGCCGTTGCTGCCATTGCTATTTGAACCAGACGCAGCACCGCTGCCACCATTGCCGACTGTCGCCGTAAAGGAACCAGCAGATTGTGTTGTCGTGCCAGAAAGCACACCGCCAGCACCGCCGCCACCACCAGAACCGAAGTCGCCATTGATGCCAAATCCACCGCCACCACCACCGGCCACCACGAGGTAGTCGATCTCAAACACACCCGGCGTGCCGGGGTTGAGGATGGTCAGCGTTGAGCCGGACGTGAACGTGTGGACGCGGAAAGTGGAACCACCAGAGGTGTATGTCGTGATCGTGCCGCCCGTGGCCTCAACAAACGGGTTCACGCCACCAGCGATGACGCTGTGTACCCCAGCCATCAGGAGACCCCTTGCCCAGTGATCACAAATGTGTCTGCGGCCACACACAGGATGGACGCCAGCCCACGTGTGCCAATGGT